ATATTAGGATGTACAAACTCAGCAGCGACTAACTACAACCCTAATGCAACTCAAGACGACGGTTCATGCACCTACCCGCCACCACCCCCAGTATCAGGCTGCACAGATCCAGCAGCGACTAACTACAACCCTAATGCAACTCAAGACGACGGTTCATGCACCTACCCGCCACCACCACCACCGCCGATATTAGGATGTACAAACCCTCAAGCGACTAACTACGACCCTAATGCAACCCAAGACGACGGTTCATGTGTGCCTCCCCTTCCACTCACGCCTCAAATGTCACCATCTTGGACGATATCAACCTTTCCCACCGCGGAACAGATGATAATAAACCAAACGATCAAATCCCAACAATCCCCGACAGTCGACAGTCAAGACCCCGATGGTATCAAATGGCTCACACCCCAACACTGGGCAAATTCAACGTGGGACGGCACCCCACTAGACCCAACTGGAATGACCAACTCCCAAGTATGCTCGTGGTTAAGACCTGCCCAAAACTATGTAATCAGAGGCATCAGGGAAAAATTCTACCAAGCCAATCCGTTTCAAGATAATACCAATCCAACCCCCGCCGAAATAGAAGCCTGGAACATAGAAGTAATCCGTCATTTCAGAGCATTATTCGGGAATACAAGACCAGTTCGAAACGACCCCCGCCTTTACCTAGAGGCCCGATGGGCGGATGAGCGCAAGCGAACCACTGCATGGGACACCCAATATCCAAGCACCAGTTACGGTACCGCGTCAGGCATCTGCTGGACCACAACAGGAACACCAGTCGATACAGCAGGAGGTCACTGTGGGGAAGCATTCTTCCCTAATTCACAAGACAGAGCCCAAGCGATATCCCAACTACCATATCAAAATAACTTCCAAAAGTACCCAGACCTGACAAACTACGCCTCAGAACCAAGGCGGTCACAAGCCGCGGGTATAAATTCAATCAACGCGGACGTCCCCTGGTCAATAAAATTATCAGTCATAATTGCCAACTGGATATGCGCCGAAGGCTTCACTGCTCACCCAGGCCCATATGTAGGAACCAATGCTCGCCCAACGTTCGGTTGTTCCTGGTGGTATACAGGAGGAAACACGACTTCGTATAGAGGAAAATGGAGATAACGACATTTGACACCCATCTCATAAATTAGAAAATCCCGAAAGATGTCACTTCAAGCATATACAAAATCCCTTTTAGACCCCTTTGACAAGGGTATGTCTCAACCCAAACTCTTAGATGGAAAAGTTTCTAGATCATCGGGAATTCGTCTTCGCGCCACAGGCGAGATCACTTGTAACGGTAGTGGTTCAACATACATTGCCCTAATCCCGGGAGCCAGCAACGTCCTCTGCTGGCGCGTTGATAACGACCCCCTAGTCCCAGAGGTCACACCAGTTCCTTTCCAAGGACACCTAGACACAGCCGCGGATCGCGCAAATGTGAAAGGAGTACGCACCGTAGGTACTGCGCTACGCCTATCCCTAGTGAATAGTGCCGACCAAAACGAAGGTTACTGGGAAGCAGCCCGCATTCCCACCAGTGCCTTAGACTTCAGCTTCACTACAGTTGGAGGTGTTACCACAACTTCCGTTGCGATGAAGCTAGGAAGCCTAGACTTATCAAACTACCAAACATATCTTACAGGCAAGCTCCGCGACATTCACCGTTACCAGTTCAAATTGAATGCTATTGACAACGATATTAATTTCTCTCGGATCATCTCAGAACCACCCGAGGTAGACCAACTCCTATCGGAACAATGGGATACTATTATCATTAAAGTCCACGGCCGAGTCGAGCTAGGTGCACCATCGATGATGATGTACGACTGCATCTCTTGCCAAGAAGTAATCTACAAGGAAAACACCGCCCTTGCCCGTCTCATGACAACATCACCATACGTTCCCCAAACTAAAAGCCTACTGACTCGCACCAGATTCAATCCTCCGGGGGTGCAAGTCTCCTAAATTAATTCACTCATTGTCTCCCAATCCAACATCATTGAGTAATCTAGAAACCTGTGAAACCTCCTCCGCGTCTTTCCAGTACAACCTCCTAAGCTTTTCGATAAATTCGTTAAAGAAAACGAAAATCATACACCCTTTAGTAATCTCATCTCCTTTGTACAGATCCCTTTGTTCCTCCAATGTATCAACCGCATACTCCAAGTACATGAAACTACCAAACCGCGTGACATAGTAATCTTCCCACTCAAAATCCAAAGGAGATCTAACTTTCCCCCACATCTTTTGGTATGTCTCAAAATCAGGTATAACAGTAGGCAATCCACAAGCAGGGTCCACAACCACCTTTCCGGATCCCTCGACATCACTCAATACCCTAACATCTGCCTTTTCCCACCACGCCTTGGTAACCCTCGCACTCTCGCGTATACTCCTCAACAAAGCAGCACTAGAACTCTCGTCATCTAAGATGACGAACGGGTCAGGTGAAACTGCAGCAGGCACCATGGTAAAAAAATAAGCAAAAAAAAACCCACTTTCCCTTTCTCTCTTCTTCTCTCTTCTTCCGCCAAATCAATCGTATTTCACAATCCGGAAGGGAACGTTCCCTTCCGCCAAATCAATCGTATGAAATTAGCATCCGTGAATATCCGTAAGCAAACCATTAACATTCAAACTAAGCAAGAGACGCGCCACTGCACGGACGCCGCGATATTCATGTTTTTATTTTTTTCCTCTCATTGCCTTCCGGTTCAGGATGATCCTTGCCTTAGAAATCGATGATGATGCCACAATGGACTTCTTCAAGGCTCTGGCTTGGAAGTCCAAGATCCATCATTACACTTACGATCCAATGGATGCTTCCAACTACGAGAACAAAAAACTAAAAGAGATCAATATCAACCTAGAGTCCGGCTTAGTCAAGTCGTTGCAGCTAATTGATAAAATTGAGAAATTAACAAGTAAACTCATTACCTCTGGCAAACCAGATCCAGAACCTATTTCGGTCCAGGCAATCCCTCTCGATAAACTCAACCTCTCGGGTGAAGTCTTTAACACTCCCAACTTTTAACCTATCCAACTCTGGTAATATTGAACCACGTATGCTCAAAAGAGAAAAAGAATTGCGCGGGTACATTAGTGTTTTGAATCACCCTAATGATATCCCCTTGAGTCAATTTGAGACAAGACGTGCACGTGTAAGTCTGTGCAGCACCCAGTCCACGCCACTGAACCAAAGCAAATGCAGCACCATTACGAGTAATATTAAGCCGGTAGTCATTTGCAACCGTAAGATCATTGAAATAAAATTGCAAATGAACCAAATAATACCCCGTGTCTGGTACAAAAATCTGATCCCCACTCCAACTCCAATCCCCTAGAACCTCCCCTAGTGTAAATCTGGAAGGTTGTAACCAACTCGTACCGTTTGTAAGCGTCCAATTAGCCCCAGTTCCATTCAATCGAATATAACGGGGTTCAAATCCGGGTCCGGTAGGTCCAATAGGTCCAGGGGGGCCAGTAGCCCCTGTCAATCCAGTAGGCCCGGGAGGTCCATCCACACCATCTGTACCGGCAGGTCCCTGAGGACCAACAGGTCCTTGTGGTCCCGGAGCACCAACAACTCCCAACAATAACTCTTTAACAAAGAAATCCCCGGTTCCGTACGCAGTGCCAAGACATTGCATTTCAATAGCAAGAACATTTCCAGTTCTAAGCCATTGAAATGAATTATTCTGAGAAGTAAAGTTATCAGGGGTTCTGAAAGAATAATCACCATTCGTGAAAGTAGGGGTAACATTAACCCCGTTAATCCAAACCTCGCCCAAAAAGCTCACAGGTTCGTTAGCAATCATAAACTTGCACCGCAATGCGATAGCCTCAAGGTCTACCCACAACGGGATATCAAAGGTAGTTGAAAGCACATATATTCCAGGGGTTGCAGTCTCGGGACCAACCCAACCGGAAACACTATCAGATCTCTTAGCGGGGATGCTCACACCATCCCTAGTAAGAGTGTAATTAGGGTCAGTTTCTCCCTCGGTGATATAATCAGCATCATCCAAAGTCCTTGCAGTAACCCTAACATTTCCGTTAACATCCCTGTTTTCACCAGGAGGTCCTTGTGCACCATCAACCCCATTGACACCATTAAATCCCGCGGGACCAATAGGTCCCGCAGGCCCACTTGGTCCCTGAGGTCCTTGAGGACCAATAGGACCGACAGGTCCCTGAGGTCCAGTACTTCCAAAAGCGCCAGCGCGCAAGTCTTCAAGACTAAAATAAGACAATTTAGTCTTGTCAAGATCCGTAAACGTGTTCATCCCTAAAAGCTCAAAATATATTATGAGCACCAAGTACTCGTCATCGGGTCTTGAGTACTTCAGATTCTGGTACCCACTCCCCGAGTCATTACCAGTAGAGATACAGCTACACGTGTATCACTTCCTCTTCAATCCAGACAAAGATCCATGGTAGATTCGTCATAAAAAATGCACCAAATCATTTTCTTCATACCGTACGTGCTAGCAGGGACTACCAATCGATGTCACGTCTGTGGCGATAGAGGCAACAGTGGTATGAAATACCCGCTCGGGTATCTCGAATCTACCAAGCGCACGTGTGCGGCCCAAGCCCTACTAGTATTCTCAAACCCTAACGCCAATTGCCCCGAAGAACGCAAACGTGCGTCCAAATGCTGCGACGGTTCAAAACTCCCTCCCCCACCCGCTGCCTCGCCTCCGCAAATTCCCGATATAATAAAGACAGGTTCAAATCCAATCTGTCACTTATGTAGAGACGGATCACTTCCGACAGACATGCATCACGTAATAAACATGTTATACGTGGGAGCGGGAACATGTGAACAATATTGGAAAGCTGGCAGGGAAGGACTAATCCCTGCCCACCTCTGTGATCCGTTAATGTTTTTCGCTAAAGATCCATGCGGTTGCAAACCGCCTAACATTCCAAATCCAATCAAATCCGTCACGCGCGGGAGGTTTGAATTCAAATCCGATCACCAGCGCACTGCCCGCTCCCTGTTCAGGTCTCTAATGGAAATGTTCAAATACATGACAATAGGCATGCTGATAGGTCTATTCCTGTCAGCGATAATCCAAATGATAATGTAATAAAACCAATTAATTAATATGTCCAATACTCCCAGAGCTAAAAACTGGAGTTTCACGCTAAACAATTACACGGACGATGACATCGCCCGCTTAACTAACCTCCCTCCGGACGTCTCGTATATCATATTTGGCAAGGAAGTCGGCGAATCTGGTACTCCCCACCTCCAGGGAACCGTTTGTTTCCATCAAAGGCTTCGCCTCAACCAAGCCAAAGCATTCCTGGGTAATGCCCATCTGACTGTCACACGGTCGCTTTCTCATAGCATCGAATACTGTCGAAAGGATGGAGATGTATTTGAAAGCGGCCCTCCACCCCTCCCTGCTAACACCAATAAGCGAGACAAGCGCAAAGCAGCGGATGACGAGTTAGAAGATTTTAAAAATAGTGTAAAGGAAGGTGTAACCGACGCCAAAACCTTAAGGGAAATCCACTCCTCTGCAATGGCTCACCACCCCAATTTCTGTAAAGATTATATTAACGACCACAAGAAGCGCCACAAGGTCCACCCGTTCCCATTACGCGATTGGCAACAAACACTCCACGCCAAGCTCATCCTCCCACCCGATCCCCGTGAAATCCAATTTATAGTAGATGTAACGGGTAACAGCGGTAAAAGCTGGTTCGCCCGGTACTACTCTGACTTACACCCCAACAGTCAAATCATCGTCCCAGGTAAGAAAGCAGACATGGCCCTCACCATTGACGATTCCACTCGTGTATTCTTCCTCGATTGCCCCAAGAGTAAACAAGGCGACTTCATCCAGTACGACTTCTTAGAGGAACTCAAGAACGGCTACGTCTTCTCGCCAAAGTATGAATCCAAGAACAAGTGGTTTCCCACACCCCATGTTGTAGTCCTGATGAATGAGACCCCTGACCGCTTGAAATTGTCTGCAGATCGATACAATATCACCATCCTAAACTAAAGCTCGGTCTTAACCTTTCCCCTTCTCAACATTCCCATACACCCTCTCTCGTTAGAGTGTTTCCTCCCCATACAGGAAAACAATGCATATAGGCACTTAGTAATATCTCTCATGCTATACTAATTATGAGAATAATTTCTTCCTAATATCACTAAATGGATGCGCCCCAAAGACCCTATCGTAAGTCCTCTCGACGGCATCCCAATCCATAGGTCCATCCATCGGTTTAACAAGAAAATTAGGCAAATGAGCGTAAATCTGACCAGTGAACGCTCGCTGGTTATACAATACAATGAAACCTGCAAGGTATTCCCTATCACCACTCCTCATAACCTTGTACCCAAGGAACGCTTGAATCTTCTTGGCCACCTTCTCCAAAGCATCGTAATCCTTCCTACTTGGATTAACCTTGACAAACGTAAAATACCGAGTAAAGACAGGTTTCATCATCATCATGTCAAGTTAATGACAAACACATTCACCAATGGTTTTATCGCCCTCGGCCACGGCCGCCTGCAACTCTTTGACGTAAGCTCCAATGTACTGATCCAGTTCCGGGTCAGTCTTACCCTCTTCTTCTTCGTCTGGCTCGTCATTGGCACTCGATGTCAGAATTCCTAAAGTATCCAGTTCCGTTGATTGTACGGAAGGCTGACCCTGCGCGGCATTGGTGTAAGTAGAAGCCGCCCCTGCTTCAAACATCCAAGGCTTAACATCAGCCACAATCCCAGTAACCTCGCTCAATACACTATCAGCGTTTAATTCTACCATTTTTTCAATTTATGTCCATCGCCGACGATGGCGGAAACGGTCCTCGGCCTGTTAATATCCAATAAAGACTCGTTCGTCTCACGCTATGCGAAACGTCGCCATTGGTGGTTCCTCGTAGAACTCCCGCTAACACCCAACTCAGTATATGACGACATCTTACCGTCCCCCGTATCGCCTAATGAAACCAATCTCACCAACAAATTCCTAGACTCCCTATCGACCTACACATCCCACCACCTCACTCGGACATACACATCCGGAAATTACATATTCGGTTACATCCACTACCCAAGCAAAAACGTATCCAAATGGAAGGCGGCTTACGACTTAAAACTCTTTCCCCGTTGCATTGTATCCGAAGCGCCTACACACCTATTTAAAACACTCCTACGTGATAGAAAACTCGCGCTATCCAAGTCCGCTAGAAAGTCCTTAGAGGCGTCCCTAACATCTGTAACGTACAAAGCGCTCTACTCATCGCTTGGTTTCAAACACCCCACATTCAATCCGGAAATCGCCTGGTCGTTACTGAACGACCCAAAAATCACAACGTTAAAGAACCAAGTCAAGAATTCAGAGGTTATAATCATCCCAATGAAGGCACCCCAGAAACTCCCACCTCATAATTCAAACCGCGCTCAAAAATGGGAGATATACCTAAATACAAAATAGACAAATCCCCCATCCATGGCCTAGGAATATTTGCCAATGAACCAATTCCCATATCTACCAAGGTAGATAAAGTATGCATAAAGCAATACATGACCCCATGGTTCGGTACAATGATAAACCACTCATTAACACCGAACGGTGTAATGATGAAACTAGACGATGACTACATCTTCGTAGCATCGAGTAACATAAAGAAAGGTGAAGAGCTAACATTAAATTACTGGCAACGTCCTCCATTCCTGTCAACACCCCCTGAACTAGGCATAGTAGAATAATATCAGGAACACCTCCGAGAGCAAATACGCGTCTTTAAGTGCTCCGTGCTTCTCCGCGTCTCTCCCGTGAATCCCGGCCCTATCACATAACGCATCCAGATCATTCCTGGCTCCTGGAAACCTATCCCTAGCAATCAACAAAGTATCCATCACGTAAAAAGTATTCACGGGTTTACTAGACTCTGGGAGTAATTTAAACTCCTTATCAAGGAACGCGACATCAAAAGGAGCGTTGTGAATGACAACAGTCGACTCGCCTATAAACTGTAACAATCCCGCAACAATATTCCGGAATAATGGCTTTCCCTGTATAAACTCGTTCGTGATCCCGTGTACTCGAGTAGCTGCTGGGTCAATCATCTGTTCAGGGTCAACGTACGAGTGAAATACCGATCCAGTACGCCTTCCGTCGACAACCTCGACGCATGCGACTTCGATAATACGATGGCCATGGCAAACCCCGAACTCGCTTCTCCTAGAAAAACCTGTAGTCTCGGTATCTAAAATAACAAACCGCATGTTTAACAAGTTAAAATATGCCCAAATCACACAGACCTTGCCTTAGCCCACGCTTTATACTCCGTCAGCCACCTCACGACATCCCCTCTAGAACCTATGTATCCATCCAGTGGCTTAAGACTCATCCATATAGCGTAGTTATCCCTGCAAGTCTCACATGGCAAAGCCTCCGCAATCGCAACTAAGAAATCAGTCATCCATCCTTGATCATGTAACGTTGCATGATCAGGGTATGAATCGACAACAGCCCCGATAAACTTCCACGCAGGCGGACCCCAAACCCTAGGATCAAAATTCTTCCTACTCATTTTTTTTAATTTTTTTATGCATAGAGTTAAATCAAGCACCCTTCTTTTCCTTTCCCTTCTTTCCCTTTGCTATTGTCTGGTTCCTACTGGCGATGGCAGCAGAAACAAGTAGAAGAAACGCGTAAAATCTCATGATAGTTTTTTTGTTTTATGTACCAACCGGAAGGGAACGTTCCCTTCCGCCAAATCAATCGTATGAATTAACATCCGTGAATATCCGTAAGCAAATCATTAACACGTAAGCAAGAGACGCGCCACTGCACGGACGCCGCGATATTCACCCTCTCATTTTTTTCCTCTTGTGCCTTGCGCTTGTGAATCTCATCACCATGTCATCCCCCCCTCTCACCTCCTTCGATGAAATATTCACCAAGGCGCTCTTGGCTGTGCTTCCAGACCTCATAGAACAAACCAAGAAAGAATTCCACAAATCAAATTTTAAAGGTGTGTGGCCCCAACGCCCAGTCTGCCTCTTCCACGGCCAACAATGCGTCGACAACACTCACTTCAACAAAAAACTCGAACTATACGAGAAAAAAATCGCTGAGCTCAAGAAACAAATCCCTGCGTACAACCATAAACGCCCCATCGATAATACACCCATTCCGTCGCTCGAAGCAGATCTCTCGATCCCAAGCATCTTCACATCCGACCAAATCGCGAAAGCGGTGAAACGGTTTCACGAGCAAAGAGTTGAAGGTTCAGGTGATTACCTGGTAAAGATCACAAAATAACAATGAATGCCAAGGAAACAGCTCAATTGAAACGTTTGCAGGAAAACCTAGCAAGCGCGCAAGCTGAAATCAAGACGTTGAAAGCAGAAAATCTCAAACTCAGCAAAGCCAACGAAGCTGTTCGTAAAATCTTAAAATAAACATTAACAATGATCCTTGGAAATAACAAATGCTGGAAAATGTCTACTCAATACCTCCTCCATAACCCCATAGGTAAACGCTCCATCCCTTCTCCTCACCAACACGTCGTCGTGGATAGTAAGAAACGGCAGACCAGCATCCCTAAGTTTTTCCCATATCCCAGTCATGATTTGAACCTCGCTAAACTGAAGTAACCACGCAAGATTAGTATGCCTATCCTCCTTGTGAGGATTCCTTGCCTCCGTTGTACTCTTGTAGCTGTTGATCCATGACACCCACCTGGTATCACCGTGAAAAATCTTACCAATACCATCCATTGGCTTCCCGAAGATCAACCTGAACAACATCTTCTTAGCGTCCCCCCTACTTTCCAGTCGTGCCGCCCGTTGGATGATAACGTAAGCATCATCCCCACTAAAGATAGCATCACTAAATACATTATCTCCCACGCAATCCAGTAAAATCTTAGCCAGAATTAACGGCTGCATCTGTTTAACATCCAATGAAACCAATTCCTCTCCGTCCAATCGCAAGTACTTCCGCAAATCCTCCTTAAGATTCACGATCGGAGTGTGAACCCTGGTAGAGAAACCATCAACGGAAAAGAACGCATCTAAATTTTGCTTCCGCATCTCAAGAAACGCTCGAAAGTACACAGGTATATCCAAATCACCACTTCCGGCAAACCCCACCCTTCTAAGTTGTTCCTTCATGTACAAGTGCAACCCACTGAGCTGTAGCCTAATCCTCTTCTTCTTCCTAACCAAGTCCAGCAAAGAAGGATCAATGGGCCCCTTCCGCAAGCAGCGAAACACGCCGTCATCGTCGTAATCAATATCACCATCTTGTTTTAACTTCCACAGGATAGCTCCGTTATCACACCCTAACTTCTTCAGCTCGTAAATATAAACCTTACAAGTACCATAGTCATTCAAATCTTTCAATCTATTCTTAAAGAAAATCTTAGTTCTGATAAACGTAGTAAGCTTGTGCTCACCCATCCTGATTTGTGCTCTCGGCAGCAATAACGCCCCTCTTCAAACTCTCCATGTGAACTCTATACATCTTTGTAACGACTTCCAAAACCCATCCAATAACATAGTTACCACCACCAAAGTCCTTCACCATCTTCCTCGATAAATGTTTAAAATCTCTGGCCCCTGATGGAAGCCTTAATAATAATTCAAGTTCAAAATAATAATTACGTATAGCAGTCTTGTAATTACTCTCATCGATTACCAACCTCTCCCGAATCTCACTCGTATCGGGTATCACCTTCGATACACGAAAAACCACATCAATCCAGGAACCTCCAGTAGATGAATGTCTCCTCAAACTAGAAACCACATGATTATATAACAACAAAATAGTATGCATAATATCATTGTAATGTGCCACCGCCCCCGAAGATCCCTTATTACAAAACTCGTGTACGAGAGCTTTAATATACTTCTTTCCAGCCATCGAAAAAAATGATCTCTGGTGTCCACAAGACTGATGGATAAGGGGAGACGGTAAGCGTAGCGCAACTTCGGATGTAACCTCATCCCTAACAGGAGGTTAAACAGCCCGAATTATTATTACCGTCTCCCCGGTCCTCGGTCCATCCCACTCTTTTACTATAGACCAGATCTTTCCCCACGCCGGCAGGCTCGGTCCACTCGGTCCATCCTACTCCTTTTTCACAGTAAAACGCCGGCAGGCTAGAAGCATTTCTTGGTCCACTTTCTGATTGGCTACTTGGCCTCCGCGGCCATGAGCGGCATCAAGTTCTCGGCCTCCGCGGCCATGAGCGGGCTCTCGGCCTCCGCGGCCATGAGCGGGCTCTCGGCCTCCGCGGCCATGAGCGGCCTCATACTTTTTTTTCCAACCCATCCATACCCCATTCCCCACCTTATTCAATATGACAGCTCTAAACCACTTCACATTCACAATTGCCAACCCCGACCATGACACTCTCACCAAACTCAATGCGTTCAAACATCACCCATCCACTGCAAATTTAAAATGCAAACTCCAAATCAACGCTCACGGCAAATTATATATCACAGGAGAACTATCCACCCCCTTCACACCATACACAGTCCGCGAAGCTTTGAAAATACCACGCCTCTACCTAAAACCAGTCAAATCGACAATCAAACCAATCAAACGAAATAACAACCTCACAACCCCCACCCCAGCAACATCCAACCCCTTGCTAACCTGGTTAAAATCATTTCCAAGTGCAAAATCCATTCTATCACATGCTATCAAATCAATCACCGACCATGCCCCACCTCCCGCTTCAAACCCTAGTGAATAAATTCAAAACCGATATTAAAAGAGGATTAACCATCCAGGAAATAGAAAGAAACAACTCCCATATCAGAGATAACTACCCTAAATTCTTTAAATTAATGACTGGTACCAATTAGTTAATCAACCCATCTGTTGTTGCTGTGGCATACCATAATACATAGGCATCGGCATAGGCATATACTGAGGCTGTTGCTGTACAACAGCTGGAGTCATTGAAGGTTCAATCTCCCCACATGGACTAGGCATGTCAACAGCTATCAATTGCGTAGGACACCCCAAATCCTTCAATTTCTTCTCCACCCTTCTCCGAATCTCATCACATTCCAACTTTCTAATACGATCCCTCTCCCTACAATCCCTCCAACACCACAATGCCTTCTCGTTAGGATCCTTCTCAAAAGTCAAAGACTTGACCCACGCATCCTTAAGAGGATGGAAGAAAGGGTCATCCTCTAAATCCTTCCTCTCCGTAGCGTCAAGAGTGTAGTATGTATTCTCACTCTTGTGAATCCTTGCTTCCGCATCGGGTACAGTCTCAGCAGTAGGCATTTTTCCCTTCAATATGTTAAATTAAAAAACCCAACGTTCTGTTATTTATGTGCGAGTACACATTCCTCCAGCGCACCCACCCGTCTGAGTCTGTGGTGGTGCACCACACCCACATCCAGTAGACTGTTGATAAGGTTGTTGATACCCACACCCTCCCCCATTTCCCCCGCCCCCGTAATTAGGGTTAGGA